CTGACTTGTCGTAGTTCCAATACCCATCTTTCTTTACGATTTTGAGTTTGAAGTTAGCACCCTGCCAGAAATCAAAAGGATTGATCGGAGTTTCGTCCTCAAACTCAGGTTGCATTGCTTCCATAATCTTATCAAAGATCTTCTTACCATACTTAAACAGGAAGACCTTACCTTCGTTTTGAGGATTGGTAGGATCCTTTACAACATAGATGTTGCTGTAGTAAGACAGTTTACGCTTCTGCTTACGAACAGTTTCTTTATCTGCATCATGACCACTGTTCCAGAGTTCGCGGTTGTACTCAGAAACAGGATCTTTCTGACCAGTAGTAGTCAGAGAGTTTTCAATATACCAACCACCAGGACCTTGGAATGCATGAGTATACAGTTTTGCCCAAGGAAGTTCTTCACCTTCTGGTGCAGGAAGAAAACGAATCACTGCAAAACCGTTACCAGTTTTGTCCATTTCAGGTTTCCAGAGGCGCTCATCAGCACCACCAGAAGTTGTACTCATCTTCTCTACTTCTTTTACCAGTTTCGCAGTCAGCGAACCGAGAGAAGATTGCTTTTTGAGATCGTTAAAAGACATTCGGATTACCTCGTATTTGTCCAGATTTGGCTTTTGTGTACTTCGTTATTCTACAGGTCTGAACCTGTTTCGTCAATCCTTTCGCGCATTGCTTCAAGCATCTTGCTCATGTTGTTGAAGATCACATTCATATCAACGTTTGAGGGAAGACCCATCATTGACGCTGATTCAGCAATACGTTTTTTCATATCTTGTGCTTCGGGATCATCTGATAAACTCAGACGAGTATAAAGCACCTTTTGCTTTTCTAAAAGTTGTCCAAGAAGATTTACATGAAATATCTTTTCCTCCTTTGTCATGCGAGGAAACTCAAAAACATTTTTATAAATTTGTTCTTGCATTTCTGAGATTTCAGCCATCTCTGCACGGACGACTTCAGATTTAAAGAAACTCATGCATCTCCTAGAATAATTTCTTTTAGAATTTTACGATAACGGAATACATCAATATTTAGAAAGGGATTGTACTTTCTAATTTTACGACTAACGGTTTGCCACACCGGGTCTTGTAATTTCTTGTCGTAGTCATTACCGAACAGGAATATTCTGTTGTAAATGACCATAGTTTCCAGGCTAATCTTACCGCTCAGGAACTTTTTAAGAATCAGTGGATGTCCTTTTGAACACTGGAATACTTCATCAACTTTACTTTGACTGAAGAGTTCCTCTGATTCTTCTTTAAACACATAAGAAAGTGATTGAACTTTTTTCTTCCAGTTTGTGTATCTTTCCTCTCCTTCTTTAATCATTTCTCCAATCCATAGAGTTTCTGGATCGGGACAAGATACAAAGTTCGCTACAAAGAATTCAATAACTTCTTGATCTGTTTTTTGTCTTGCTACTTTTTCGAACCAAAATCTGTCCTTACGTTTGTAGAAAGATTGGACAGTAGCACGACTTTTGCCACAATACTTGTGGTAGTCATAACTATCTTTAGTGAAGTGATTCTTCAGAGCAAGATATTGACGATAGGCATCAACGGGCATCATTCAAAAAATTAATTTTGCACGGGAAGTTTTCTTGAGAAAATTAAGTTCCATTGCTTCATACTTAATCTTTTCCTTGAGAGGTTTTGAGATAAGTTTAGGAACAGATTCTACATCGATGTTATTCTTCTCACAAAAGTAAACAATCGCATCAATATAGTTCATCTCTTCGTTGGTTTGCACTAAGGATTCAATCTCTTGTGCAAACCTAGAAGGACAAAAGAATTTGCTTTCTAGTACTTTCTCTAACTCATTCTCCATTTGACCCAGTATTGTGATGTACAAATTCTTTAATATAACGAACTAATAACCTAATATAGTCGTCTTTGTTTCTTTTGTCAAATACTTTGACCTCTCCACTAGGAGTGACCATTAAAGTGATGAGTTTTTTAACTACTTGGCCAGTTAGTTCATAATATGCAGCAGCATAGAATGTCTCTTGAACAAAGTAGTTTTCAATCCATGCTTCTGGTTTAATTTTTTCTGATGTCTTAAAGTCAATGACAGCAAGTTCACCTTCATATTCAGCAATACAATCTACTCTACCCGCAAGTCCAAGATATTCTGAGTAAAGAGTTCTTTCAATTGCATGAATATTATTTATCTTATCTAGATAAGGTTTTGCATGATGAAACATGTGTTTTGTCAGGAGTTGATAATCATCCCAGTTCAATTTCTTATTTTCAAGATAATCCTGACATACTTGGTGGAAATCAGTTCCTCGCGCAGTTGCTTTTTTAGTAATACGATTTGCTTCTTCGATACCAACACGCTCACGCCACTTCACAAAAATTTGACGATTGTAGAATGAGGTAATTGAAGTAATGGAAGGAACCCAATTACCGTTAGGAAGATTATAGAGACGAATACTTTCTGTTGTTTTACATTCTAGTTCAATGTCACCTAAAAAATTATGATGAATAAATGTCATAGATTCAGTTCCGATTTTGCAATTAGATATTCTTTACAGAGACCTGAACGAACAATATCTTCGACACCAAATTCAATTACGTCTACTGAAGGCATAACATTTAGAATTCGCATAAAATCAATAATACCATTCTTTTCTGCTGTTTTTACCAAGTCCGATTGTGTTGCATCACCACAGAACATAATTTTAGAATCTTCACCAACACGAGTGATAATAGAATCAAGTTCATGGAAGTTTAGATTCTGAAACTCATCAACAATAATGATACAGTTATCAAGAGTTGTGCCGCGAATAAAAGAAGTACTCCAAAAACTGATTGTTCCTTGAGTTTTAAGATTACCATAGAGCATCTCAAATGCAGAGTCATCAGGCATCTCAAACATATACTTTACCATATTCTTATATGGAATCTGATAAAGAGAGGATTTATCCTCATGATCTCCAGGAAGGAAACCAATCTCACGAGTTGCAACAAGAGATCTTACAATGTAAATCTTTTCATATGGAGATTTTTCGTCAAGTACATCTTTCAATGCATTATAAAGAGTAATGAATGTCTTACCTGTACCAGCAGCACCATATGCAACGATGTTCTGATCTTTCTTATAAGATTTAAACAACAATTCTTGATTATTCGTTAGAGGTTCAACTGTCCTCATCAAGTCAAGATTAATTGGTTTCTTCCTTTTCATTTGTCGATTACTCATTCCAAAAGGAACAGGATTCTGTGGAGTGTTTCTTTTTTTAGTAGGCATATTATATTAAACTGGTTTTACTTTTGAACCTGGTGCTTTTGATGCTTTGTGAAGAACGTCATTCCATCCTGGATGAGACTTCTTCAGTCTATCATAGACTTCACCAAGCTCTCCAGATGAAGGACAGGTTGTTGGATCAGACCAATCTCTATCCCATTCTGGATTATCTTTTTTCCATTGATCCCAATCATATACGCTCAATGTTACTTCTTTTTGTTCACCAGTTTGTTTATTAATAACAGGATATGTTGCCAAATTTAATCCTCCATTTTATATGAGAATATTTATTCAATAGTAATAGAAGGTGCATCCACACATTCAGAACATCCTTCACGAGTCCAACCAAGTGCTTCAGACACAGCAGGGAACTGACAAGTAAAGATGCAACGAACAAGTTCTGCAATCTCCATATGTTCCTTCTGTGTACCGTGTGCAGAACGAAGATCGATATAATGTATCCATGAACGCACAGAGCCAGTCATATAGAGTCGTGTAGGGGTCGCTAAAGGCAGTACAAACCTTGCACACTCCTTTGCTACTCCCTTGTCTAGAAGACGATTGTAGAGGCGCAGAGCACTCTCAAAATGAACGCGAATGTCTTCAGTCAAAGTCAGTTTCAGGTAGTCAGGAATATCATCAATTGAGTTCTGACGATTCTTTGTATCCTGACGACGCAGTTCAGGAAGAGGAATAGTTTTGCTCAAAAGATTTGTATCAGCATATCGTTGAGAAAATTCTTGATATGTGAAGGACCTATGCCGAAGAATTTGAGCCGCCAGTCCACGAGTCGTATTGATTTCTACAGTCATGGTTGCTTGCTCAAAGATGCTCCAGTGTTGATGTTGAATACAATACTTGAGCAGTCCAGAGAACTTTTCATTCTCTTGATTAGCAGGATTACTCACCCTTGCACAGTAAGCCATATGCTTCTCTGCATCGGGTGTAACGCTAATGAGTTTGACTTCTGGTTTCATAAACTCGAATTCAGTCGGGATATCCATCATCGTCTCCATCGTAAAATACTTCGTCGTAATCAGTAAGGTGTTGTGCTATTTCTTCGTAGTTCATTTTGTATGAATCTACATCAGAATAAATCTCTGATTTTAAACATTCTACCAGAGATTCAAGGTTTCTGACAATTAGCTTAAGCTTTTCTCTATCCATCTTTATTAACCCTGACAAAGGTAATTATACACAAAAAAAAGAGGGGAGTCAAGTCCCCTCTCTAAATCATTTTGCTGCTACCAACGTAGCGAGAGATGCCTTACGACGCCTCTCTTCCTTTTGCTTTTGCTCTTTAATGAGTTGAAGTGCGTTGAGTTTTTTCATTTGTGTCCCTCCTTTACAAACTTAACACCACGATAGGTTTCGTTGTATTGTTGAGGTTGCTGCATCATCTGTTGTTGATACTCAAGACGCTTTTGAGTATCATATTCGACTCCTCTGTAAACAATTTTTGCCATTGAATTTCTCCTAAAGAAATGAGAGTTTTAATTCCCGTTCCTTTGGGCGGCGTTTCCGTTCGCTATTTCCGAATAGCGAATGAACGATAATGCGTTCCGCGTCGTCCTACTTGCGTCCTCTAAAATGAGGATGAACGATGGTAGTAATATAACATACCTAATATTATTTAGTCAATAGTGTATTAATTTATACTAAAATGTATCATTATGAACTTTTTTATATTTTCTAATTTCAACATCTAAATTTTTCCCCATTCTAACTCTTTTTGATAGAGTTGAGTGTTTAATATTTAAAATTTCAGATGCCTGTTTTAACGAAATATATTCAACTTTATTAATAACTACTTTCTTTGCTGGATGAATTTTACTTCCCGTGACTTTCCTTTCTTTATTATATGGAAGAAGATTGCTACCATCACCAACAGGAGGAGCACTCCCTCCTGGAGAAATATTTAAAAGTATTCCACCATCACATTTTCTTCCCCAAAAATTTATCAATACTTCTTCAAGATTGAATGCATCTTTTTCTAGTAAATTATCTTTTATAATGATTATTCTACTTCTATCTTTTGGTGGTTTGCAATTTTTTCCACTCTTATAATAACATCTTTTACCACACCCCTTTCCAATATAATATGGAGTGTATCTGTCTTCACGCAAATATGCGTAAACATAAAACTTATTCATCTGCTTTAATCGTGGTTATAAGTATTTATATAAGAAAAGGAGCATTTCTGCTCCTACTCTTTGCTTAAACAACCACGATTAAGCACTATTATTTAGTCCCTTTGTCTCCAATCATCGGGTTTATCACCAGAAAAGAAATCAATAATATCATCAGCACCATTAAATCCAGTGCGATGATTTGATGGATCTGGATCTCCAAGATCAAGTGCATTCATAAAATCATCAAGACCACCTTCCTGCATATTAGGATTGGATGCACAGCGTCTTGCTTGCCTTAAGAGAGTTGCTGCAGATCTATTTGCCTTTGCTAGTTTTTCTGCCCAAATCATTTCACTTAGATCTACAGATTCGCCTTTTATAATCCTTTCGCAGATTGCTTCAAGACGAATACGGTATTGGGTAGAGAGCATATACTTCTCCAGATATAGTGTATTTATTTTATCGCTCAATATAACTTAAAGTATGATTTTGAGCAAATAGTTGGTGAATAATCATATCACATCCAATTTTTGGATTACAATCACCACAAGTGTAAACATCTACTGCTGCCTTACCTTCTTCAGGCCAAGTGTGAATACTAATATGACTTTCAGACAACAAACACAGCACAGTGACTCCTTGTGGTTCAAACTTTTTAGAGATAGTTTGAACCACAGTTGCTCCACTTGCTACTGCAGCATTTTCTAGTAGGTCTATAAGACAACGCTCGTCGTCCAAAAGAACAAACGAGCATCCATACAAATTAAGAAGATAATGCTTTCCCATTATTCAATTGCTTCGGGGTCTATCCCATATTCGTTGATTAATTTATCTATCTTGGTTTCTTGTCCTGATAGTTTTTCTATTTCAAAAATAGATGACTTTTGATATTTTTTAAGTTTTTTATATTCTTTGATAAGTTTATTAACTTCTCTATTTTTAATGTAGAGTCGAAACTCTTTATCATCTGCGGATTTAGCAAATCCCTTAAAACCTTCACTCATCTTTTCTTTTTCTTTTCTGGTTGTTTATATCCCCACAGTTTAGGGTTAGTTCTTCCGTATCCAAAGTCAATCTTTTGAATAACTCCTGGACCATATTTATCATAATACATATCAAAGATACGAACTCTAGATCCCCTTACCAAATCTATTTTCTCTGTTCCATCTGCATCATACCAAATTAAGTAAGCATCATTTGGAAAAGAGGGATCTTTTACTTTATCTAATGTGGTATCTTGGAGTAAAATATCACAACCATAATTACCTGGCAGAATAGTTTTTTCTTCTTTTTCGTTCTCTGCCATATCTTTCTCCGTATCTACAGAAACTGTCACGAACGACCACCCCATTGAATATCAGGATAAGCCTCTTTCACATTTTCAAAACTTATCTTATATTTATCCGTTAACCTTTTATCTTTTGTAAGAATTAATACTTCTGCTTCTCTAGGATGAAGACCTGTTAGAAGATTGATAAACATCATCTCTCTGCGAATTGTATTGAGTCCAGCATTACCACCTTTTACATAGTGATAAAGATTTTGATATTCTCTACGTAGAGATGTGCGACCTCTACCATCTAAATCCTGACCTGTTGCAGATTCTCCACCTGATGCTTCCTTAGACAAGTTTTCAGAAAGAGTGCCAGAATAAACTGTTTGCTCCTCAGCATTCGCATAAGGAACATCACCTTCCGGAAGAAGGCTGATTACAGTTTCATCAAAATTCCAAATAAAAATGGTCTTAAGAGAATCATGCTCATAAGTTTTAAGCACTTCAACTTTCTTTGCATTAGACCTTTGCTTTGATGCAAGATCTAAAATTTCATAAACAAAAGGATTTGTAGGAAGAGTTTCGATTGGTTTTTCAGTCGTCGTCTTCTTCGTCTTCGTCGGTGTAATCATAATCGTTTTCAAATCTCACAGCTAAAATTTCGTCGGGTATTACATTCCCATTTGAATCAAACATCTCTGGGTGAGTGTAAACTGGTTGAGTTTGGTAGAAGTGTTCTTTTGCTAACCATCCTACTACTCCTCCTACAAAAAAGAACATGATTGAGACCAGTGTTCCTATGGTTAGAGTTACTGCTAACATTTGCCTTCTCCAGAGAATTTACTTTTTCTTTATATCAAAATGAAAGTCGATAAAGAAATGAAATTCTCTGCGGAAGAGAGAAATCATCTTACCAAACTTCACTTGAAAAGTTTTTGGTCTTTCAGATTTTCTCCTCCTATTGCGTAGTAATAACTCAACACCCCGATTAATTTGGGATTCATTTTTATTTAGTTTGTTTTTTGCGTCGTCCTGGTCTCTTGTCATGTCTATATTTCCAGGCATCTTCTAAGATAGCATATAAGTAGTTTCTGATTTTTCTTGCTTGTGGTTTTGGAATGTGACCATAACCTTCACGAAGTTGTTTATGCATTTCATCAGAACCACCTTCAAGATAATCATCAAGATCTATTATAAGATTGTTTAATTCACTTGCAGTTGCACTTTCAATAAACTCTTCAACTTCAACTCTCTTGGTTCCACGAATTTTTAAGTAATCATAAAACTTTAAAACAAACTGTCCCTTAAAAGCATAATCAATAGCCTTCTCAACATCACTACAAACTTCGTGAAAGTTATTATTCATTAAACCAAATTCTGCTCCTTCAGATATTGAACAGTATCGGTGCATCCACCAATATGTTTTTCATCTACAATAACTTGTGGGAAAGTAGATCCTTGTCCAAATTCTGCGTAGAATTCTTCACGAGTAAAATCTACTCCAAGTTTATAAACTACATGCTGTAGTTGCGTCAACTCTAACACTTGTTGAACTTTTGTGCAATATGGACAACCGTCTTTTGAATAAACTGTGAATGTCATAATTTTTATAAAACTGAAAGTTATTTAGCGTTAACTGGAATTCCTTGTCCTTCTGGAAGTTTAATTTGCGGTAATTGATTAATTTTCTCAACCATCCATTCTTCCTGATGTTGTTTATAAGGTTCTTTATTAATTACAATCTCATTTGTAGGA